GATGGGTCTTAGTATTAATAGCCTTGCGTCCTTTATTGGGACACTTGACTATGCTATTAAGACCGTCACAGCGTACGAGCGCCGGTGGGATGTCCCATCCCTCACGGACTCATTGTCGGCCCGAACTCCAACAGTTAATCAAGCAGGCCTTGGCCTGTCCTTGATTATTTTGCGGATGGACGGGATTCACAGGAAGAAAGGACGTAAGTTCTGACTTCCACGTTGATGTTGATTAACTATCAATGTCACGTGACTCTATATGCATCATGTTTATATTATGACACACACTGAATATCGTGACATGCTTGTGAGTACATCGCGAGAAATCGCAATGTGCAAACAAGAATGCTACTGGTGGACGCTCGATGGTCGTAAGGATCTTGTGTCTGAAAAGACACTAGAGATCCAGGCCCTCGTTCGTTATCGGCATGCATTGATAGCGTGGTGGTACGGCTCCCGTATTGGGAGCCCTCCACCACGTCCTTCGTTCGTTTAGTTCGAAGGCGTATTGACATCATTAACGCGTAAAACCAATAGGTCTACAGCATGTTTAACAATGACATCGCGTTGGCGGGAACTAGTGTCACTGACACTTTTTCCCTTCAGTCCATCACGGGTGGTAAATCCATCCGTGCGGATGCAGCAGCTCCTGTGGGTGTTCCTAGGACGTTGACTATTAGTCATCAACCAGTGGAACGCTCAGGCGGAACTGCTGACCGTCATCTCGTGCGCATCGATCGGACGTTTGCGGGGGTTTCCCCGCAACCGGACGTCGTTGCGTCGGTGCAACTCGTAATTGAGGTGCCCCGGGATGTAGTTGTCGCTGCTGATATCCAGAACCTCGTGGACCAGATGGAAGCCTTTACAGGCGCCGCTGGTTACGTGGGGAAGATTATCAACAACGAACCATAAGCCCAAAAAGCTTCTGGTTCACTTGAACCCAATAGGGTCGAGTGTCAATGTTCCGCTTTATCGGCGGATCCCGAGATACGTTCACTACCGCTTGATTCAGTTATGGGATGGTTGTCGTGCTTTATTAGCACGGCGACTATGGCCATAACCAAGTCGTTGTAGTGAGTAGGCCAGTGTGATGTCACAATAGCGCTGTAGGCTAGGAGGATACACCTAATGGTGCCCATAATAGCCCAGCAGAGAGAGCTTTATCTCTCTATCTATTGCGACCTTTACACTGATATAGCTGAGAAGCTACGTGTTCCAGTTAAGGAGTCACAACGCG